TTCGTGAGCTTGCGGCTAAACTTCCACGCACCGGCCACGCTTTGATTCTGGTATTGGATGGTCGAGTCGAGAACCCAGAGTTCGTTGCCTACCATTTAAAGGGCGACAATGACCGTTGTTGGGACTTTTGTTTCAACAAGTGGAAGCGCACGGTCTACCCGACCCTCGCACGATCCGTTGTAGACTACTGGGAGTTCCACAAAGGCGAGTTATCGAGGATGAAGATATGAAGAAGCCCCCTGCCCGCGTAGCCGTCTTAAAAGCTATTGCCGAAGGTTATACCTCGAAGGAAGCCGTCTACTATTACGGCTATACCCTCCGCAGTCTCCAAGAAGCCGCCCGCCGGATGAAAGTATCATTTCCATATAACGGATATGGTCGTCCACCTAAATTTAAAAGCACCATATGAAACCAGGTGCATTGCTAAACTTCAAAAAGGTTTTGCTAAAGTCTGTCCAACAGAATGTTTACGCAAGCATTAGCCCTGCGAAGGCATTGCTTATCTTAAAGGACATCGAAACCAATATACCATCATACAAACCTAAATACATTAAATTTATTAACTACACTACTAAAGACTTACGAAAATGAATATAAACAAACAATGGAAACGCTTTATGGCGGTTGGATGTTCGCACGGACATTACGCTGATCCTAAAGCAATCACGGCAGTCCTTGAGTTCAAGGAACGCTTCAAACCCGATATGACCATCCACTTGGGTGACTTCGTTGATATGTCCCCATTTATGTCCTCCGCAAAAGGCAAGGGCGATGAAATTGAACCCGATATATCTGGGGGGCTTAAATTCCTTGACCAGCTTCGCCCGAATGTGGTGTTGGCTGGCAACCACGAAGTAAGACTTTGGAGAGAGGCAATGTCAGATGACGAGGTTTACTCCGGCTACGCCCTGCGGCTGATACGAGACATCGAAGAACATTGCAAGAAGCGCAAATCGATATTCATTGCATACACAGGAATTTGGCAGTCTTTTGAATTGGCTAATTATAAGTTTACTCACGGCACGGTCTACGGAGAGAATGCACCAAGAGATATGGCCGAGATGTATGGCAATGTTATCTTTGCCCACACCCACAAGGTCGGACGGATGACAGGTCGACGCGACGACTCGCCTACCGGCATTAGTGTAGGAACATTAACGAGACGTGGATCAATGGATTACGCTAACACTCGCAGGGCTACATTTGCTTGGTCACAGGGTCTGGTGTTCGGATACTATAATGATACCCACCTTGTTCCTTTCGTTCACGAACAACCTCACAACCTCGACAAATGGATACTGCCCATTTAAGCCCCAACGAAATCCTCGCAATGATGGGAGGTCTTCGCCGCAACGAAGTCGAGAAGATTCCGAAGGGCTATTACACCGCAAGACAATTAGCGCAGGAGTGGGGCATCGGGCTTCGGACTGCACAAAAGAAGCTGGAGGAATTGGTAGACGGAAAAAAGATAAACAGAATTTTATTGCGCATCCGAGTATCTAACCACATAAGAAAAGTATACCACTATGGCAGATAAATACACAGAGATATTTGTTAATAACCTATATAATCAATTAGGTGAACTTGAAACCGAAGTCCAAATACAATGCGAGGAAAAGCAAAAAATTATTGATGTTGGTGAAAAGTTAAAAGAATTTATCCAAGAATTGATTAACGCAGATTTACTTTACGACGAAACATTCGATGAAGCTAATGAACTCATCGATGACTGGAATGATCTAAACAAATGAAACCACTTGCTTTTAAAGTCAGAACCCCAGGACATTACACAGGTGTCAATGGTGGTGACATTAAAAAAGGCGGCGGTGGGTGCGGTGCAATTTGGTATGAAGATAAAACTTTTACTATTGCCGCAACCCAAGACCAATGGTTGTGTGCTTCAACCGCAGAAAACAATTACACCTATAACCCACCTAAAATGAACCCATCAACAAAACCTTTACGTTATCTATCAGTCTGCTCTGGAATGGAAGCCGCCACCGTTGCGTGGCATCATATGGGCTGGACACCAGTCGGCTTTTCCGAGATTGAACCATTTCCATCACAAATACTAAAACACCACTACCCAACTATACCAAACTATGGCGACCTCACAAAATTCAAAGAATGGAACATCCAACCCGGTTCAATCGACCTTCTGGTCGGAGGAACTCCCTGCCAAGCATTCAGCGTTGCAGGACTCCGCAAAGGACTCGACGATCCAAGAGGAAACCTTGCACTCACATTTCTTGCATTGGCTGACCACCTACGGCCTAAATACATCCTCTGGGAAAATGTCCCCGGTGTGTTGTCATCAAATAAAGGAGAAGATTTCGCCTCCTTCATCAGCGCGTTGGCTGAACTCCGGTATGGGTTCGCTTGGAGGGTGTGTGACGCTCAATACTTCGGTGTCCCACAACGCAGAAAAAGAGTATTCCTCCTCGCTATCGAAGGTGCTGGAAACTGGAAAACTGCCGCAGAGATTTTATTTGAGCGCAAAAGCTTGTGCGGGGATATTGAGGAGAGCGACAAAGCGGGGGAAGGCGTTACCTCCGATGCTGGAGCAAGCGTTGAGACAAGCGGCAGGAACACAGTCGGAACTTTAGACACCGAGTGTGGGTTTGGAAAACAGACTCACCAGTCTATGGTTAGCGGACATATTGTGCCAACCGTTTTAGATCGTGCCTCATTTAACCAAGGACAGAATGCCCAATACGAACCATTGATTGAGCAGACTGAAACCTGTCCTACTCTGGTTAGTCGTGGGCCTCACGCGGTTCAAGTTACTAATCCAGCTCTTTACGAAAATCGTCCAACCGACTCCCGAATTACTGGGCCACTTGATGTTGCACCTACAATGACATCAAGGTTCGGAACTGGCGGTGGAAATATTCCTTTAGTAAATTTAGAGCCAAAAATAATTAAGACCAGCGAATTGCGTTTGTCTGGTAAAATTACGGAGCAAGAAACTTGCCCGACTCTTACTGCTGGTGCAAAAGGTGGAGACTCCGAACCTTTGGCAATTACATTCCAACCAGGCAACCTTCGTCGTGACGCTGGTGCTGATCCATCGACCCAAGCAACGACTACTTTAAAGGCAACACCGGGCGACCAGATGCCGCACGTTGCGTATCCTTTAGACTTACGCAATGCAACCAGAAGTCCAGAAAAGCAGGATGCAATGAATAGACAAGGAGCTGGTCTTGGTAATGACGGAGACCCATCTCCTACTTTAACAAAAGGTTTTGTACCCGGTGTTGCCCACCCACAAGGCGTTGATTTATATAACCAAGCATTAACCGGTGATTTACATTGTCCGCTTCGCACAGCAGGTGGTCATGGTGCGCCTGCAGTATTACAATCAGATTTTAATATTACTCAAAATCCTGTAGCTGGAACATTAGACTCTCATTATTACAAGGGTCCAGGAAGTAGACAGGGTGGAGAAAGAGAATATATCGCAGTTTTTGATGTTTTTAATCAAAGTGTTTCAAGTGTTAATCAGACTTTAAATTCATCTGCTTCGGATGCTTGTCATACAGGTACAGTATTCTCTCAAACAATGGCAGTCCGTCGCTTAACACCGCGAGAGTGTGAACGTTTGCAGGGCTTCCCAGATGATTATTCTATGATACCTTGGAAGGGTAAACCAGCAAGCGAGTGTCCAGACGGCCCGCGTTATAAGGCCTGTGGTAACTCAATGGCAGTTCCGGTGATGCGTTTCATAGGGGAGCGCATTCAAAAGCAGATTGACGGAACACTTTAAGTCCTACATTCAAGCCACCCGATTATGACCACCCAAGACCGAATTGCTGGTGCGAGAGCGTATCTCGCCAAACTTCCCTCCGCTATAAGCGGTGCGGGAGGACACCCCGCAACCTATCGTGCGGCATCCATACTCGCCAACGGCTTCGACCTTCCGTGGAGCGATGCGTGGGCTTTGCTTCAAGAGTTTAACCAGCGTTGCAGTCCTACGTGGTCGGAGAAGGACTTACGGCACAAGCTGAACGACGCGTATGTTAAGCCACACGAAAAGCCGAAAGGTTGGTTGGTGAGCAATACGGATCGTCGCGTGGGCGCTAATGGTCGTTTTATATTTAACGCACAGAAGATTGCAGACCTGGTTGCGAGTCAGACTCCTTACACGACTGCGGATGTCCTGTTGAATTGTTTTAAGGACGAGGACATCATTTGCATTACCAACGAAGCTGGACAGACCGAGGAGGGTAAATGGTTTCCTGCGTCCAAGGGAATGTTCCTTACCCGCCAAGAGTGGATTAGCAAATTCTTCGGGCCGCAGTCGGTTGGCAACCAGAAGTTTCAAAACACCGAGCAAGGTGCGTGGATACGGATTAACCCATTTACGAAGGATGACTTCACTGGCACGGATAGTTCGGTCTCGTCTTACCGACACGTCCTCGTTGAGTTCGACAAAAAGACCAAGGACGAACAGGTCGCAATTTTCCAGCAGTCTAACTTGCCCATCAGTTTATTAGTCGAGTCGGGTGGCAAGTCAGTTCACGCGTGGGTTCGAGTCGATGCGGAGAATAAGGAACAATGGGAAGCTCGCCGGAACGAAGTCTACGAATACTTGTCCGACCACGAACCAGACCCGCAGAATAAGAACCCTTCTCGCTGGTCTCGCTTGGGCGGGATAATGCGTGGCGAGAATGAGCAGAAGATTGTTGCCTTTGCGATTGGTGCGAAGGACTGGGACGAGTTCAACGCTTGGCGGGAGGGTCAAGATTTTCCAGAGGAGATTACCACCGATGTCCTTGAGAGTTACGATGTCTTGAATGATCCGAACACCGTCATTGGTCACGGACGATGGTTGCAGAAGGGTGGCTCGCTACTTATCACGGCACAGTCGGGGATTGGCAAGTCGTCGTTTGCAATGCAGATGTCGATGTCGTGGGCTTGCGGTAGGGAGTTATTTGGTATCCCCGCCAAGAAGCCGTTGAAGATTGGTGTGCTACAAGCCGAAGGGGACGTGGGAGATATGGCGCAAGCGTTCCAAGGGGTGATGTCGGGTATGCGTTTGAACAACGACGAGAAGGCAATGGTTAAACAGAATTTACACTTCTTCAACGAGTCGTCTAAACGCGGCGAAGATATCATCGAACTTGCCCGCAAGATTGTGGTTCGCTACAAACTGGATGTCATTGTCCTCGATCCATTGATGGCTTACTTGGGTGGCAACATTAACGACAATGTGGATGTAACTAACTTCTGCCGAGGACTGCTTGAGCCGATGCTCAAGGAGACTGGGTGCATTGCTATTTTAATCCACCACGAAGGTAAACCGAAGGCAAAGGAACTGACCGATGGTCAAACCTTCAGCGACATTATGTATTCGGGGACTGGAGGGGCAGAGCTTGTGAACTACGTGCGAGCCGTCCTAAACATTCGGAGGGAGTCCAAAGACCAACCTGTGTTTTCCTTTATGTTGTCGAAGCGTGGCAAGGAAGCTGGTATGAGAACGCCAGACGGCAAGCCAACCTTGACCCTTAAACTTAAACACGCGGATGACCGAGTATTCTGGGAGGTTGCACCTTTGGGCGGCGGGTTTGAATTGCTGAAGGTCGGGCAACAATACCAACACTTCGGGACGAAGCCCAAGATTAGTCGGGGGGCTTTGATTGAGGAATTGATGGATCAGTATAAACTCCAGCGTGACCAGGCAGAGGCGCTAATTAAGGCAATGACCGCCAACGGCATTATTGAGCCGAAGAAGGTCAATGGGACGCTATACTTCCAAGGGACTAAATGTGCCGAATAAACCACTCTGGCTTGCCCTAGGAACGGCTTTGACGGCGAATCCGTACGAATACCGCCACCCCTACTCCTACAATGCCTATTACAAGGGCAAGGGCGAGGTCTTTTGCCGTGTGTAGCCCTTGTGTAGCCACAGATAGGTTACCCTCTAAATTCTTGTCGTCTGATACGACACCCGCGTCGCCAATGAGCATTGCCATCGCGTGACTATCTTGAAACGAGTCTAGGACGAACTGGCAGATGTAAACCGTGGAAGCTGAAGCAACGAGGGAACAAGTAAGTATGGCAATCAAAGCCCAAGTTAAATTCTGGTGCTGATGATCCGTAGGAATGACTCCCGCGTATTTACTTATTCTTTTTTTTGCCACGATTTTTAACTTTCTTTAGTTCGTTGTCCCCTCTGGCTTTGACATACTTGATTAAGTAGTCGCAAATTTCTGG